ATATCACCGCAGCAGCGGGTTATTTAATAAGTTATTTATTTTCTATTGCAGGTGAAAGTTGGGGATCATATGAGCGATAATATTCAAGAGTTAAAACAGGCAAAGCTACGATGGGATGAATTACAACGGTTGGAGTGGTTCAAAGCTCGACAGATGGCAATTAATTATCTACATGCGATCACCGAGGACTACACAAAAAAGTATTTCAAGGCGAAGATCATTAAGAAAGTCCCTATCGCGAATGTAAACATCACAAAGCGTATCATTGATCGGATATCTTTAGTGTTTATGATTCCACCTATCCGGACGGTAGCAGATGGCAAAGATCGTAAGCTCCTTGATAACAAATATTTCAGAGGGATTAATACCAAGATGCAACGAGTAGAGAAGCTCGTAAATCTGATTGAACTCGAGGTTATACATCCAATAGCCAAAGACGGTAAGATCGAATATGAGTTGATCACTAAATTTGTACCGATCTATGATGATGATCCGCTTGTTCCCGTAGGAATTACCTACCCATTGAATGATCCGCTGAACAACATGACTACGGAGATGTGGGCGTATTGTGACGAGGAAACTACGTTTAAATATAATTTTAAATCTAACCTTCAAGAGAAGATCGACCAGAGAGATCATAAGTACGGATTACTTCCATTCCATTTCGCATTCAAAGAAGGCGTGCCGGAAGAAAGATTCTTAAACGTCGATATCGATTGGGAGTTGATTACTACTAATTTAGAATTAAACATGATAGAAACCAGCAGAAACGCCAACATACAATTTCAATCATTTGGTTGGATGTGGGCCACTGGTTACAATATGCCAAAAGACTTAACTATCGGGCCTGAAGTAATCACTAAAGTCGGTGAAGGTGGTTCGATGGGCGTATTAAGTCCACCCGACACAGCTCAATCGGTTGAGACTTCTATCAATGGTAAATACAAACGATTAGCACAAAACAAACACTTATCAGTTCAATTTGTGGATGGGACTACAGCAGAGTCAGGTGTTGCTATTCGATTACGTAACCAAGAATTACAAGATGAGCGGTCTGGTGACGTGGTTGTTTGGAGACAGGTAGAAGAACATCTATTTGAGATTAACAAAGCTGTTGCCAGAGAAGATTTAAAGAAAAACATAGGCGAGGACTTCCAAGTCGATTTCAACGAGACACAGGAAATATTAAGCACAGTCGAACAGGACGCACACGACGCTAACGATATAAAATTAGGGCTGATTGATAACGCTGATATCTTGATGAGACGCGACCCTGATAAGTTCCCCGATAGAGAAGCAGCAATCGCACATTTAGCATTACGTGGGTTCAAAGATCCTGATATTACTAATCAGACAGTTGCCGGTGGGCTGTTAGACGTTTTAAATAAACCCGTACCCACCCCGTGAGCGATGTTAACTAACTGCAATAATAGAATGAGTTATAAGTATAAGCATTTAGAGGTATGCAGTGAGTAAAATTGCTGCCGTAGCTCAATTGGTAGAGCAATTGATTTGTAATCAGTGGGTTGAGGGTTCGAGTCCTTCTGGCAGCTCATAAATGGATGAAATAACTAAAATATTACAACAGATGCAGGAACGGTTGATCTCAATCTTCATGGAGATTAATGGCACAACTGATGAAGTCATTCAGGTAATCAGTCGATTAGACTTGACGGATATAATCAACGAGAACAAACAAGCCGTTACAAGCGCATTGAGAGCCGGATACGAGGCTGAATTATTAAAGGTGGCTGGGATTACCGGTACAGTGACAGAGGAAGTTCTGCAGGCATTTGTAGATGTTCAATCTGCAACTTTCTTTTCATATGTTGATGATATGGCTGCGAGTGTACGGGCTGAAACAATTACAGGAATATTGACAGGCGTGGGGTCACGTAACATCGGATTAGCTGTGGCTGGTAAGGCTATTTCACCGGCACAGATGGAGACTTTGATTAATACGTCATTGAATACCTTTTCTGCTCAAGTTAACGCTACAATTGGACAGTTCGTACCTGAAGCTAAATATGTTTATATCGGGCCGATAGATGGAAAGACCCGGGACATCTGTTTACAATTTGCATCACTACCCCCAATGACAATGGATGAAATCAATTCACGGTGGCCTGGGGCGTTTGTTGATAGGGGTGGATTTAACTGTAGACATCAGTGGATGCGTGTAGAATCAACAAATCTTGTGAGTGATCAGACAAGAGTAAACCAGTTCATTGATGACAGGGGTGACAAATTCAAACCAGTTACATTATTAGAAACCTTAAAGGAGAAAGCAGCATGAAGGATAACGGATCTGAAATACTTGACAGGGCAATCGAACAGGCAAAGGCTCCGGGTGAGGACGCTTTTGATGAATTACTCGAATTTGCAAATACACTCAAATCAAAACAACAGCCACTACCGCCAGCGTTTGATGAAATAAGAGGAAGATGTTTTTGGGAGTTAATTTAAATGCTTGACCGAGCCTTCTGGGTAACTATTGGTGATAAGATTAGGAAACAGTGGGAAAAGTGGACATTCATTGATGGGAAGGATGTCTACGGTAAGAAGTTCGGTAAGTATTCAACATCATATTCAAAAGCTAAAAAGTCAGGCGGTTTAAAACGCCAAGCTACTCAATACAAGAATACAAGGCTCCCGATCCTCACGAGTGACCTACGGGATGATCTAAAGGTGGTTGGTACGACGAATGACAGCGTACAAGTAGGCTGGGTAGGGTTCGGTGATCGCATAGAACATCTCGCTTCAATGGGTAGGGTGATATCAGAAGACAAACAATTAATCCCCAAACCGATTGATGACATGTTCAATGAATTCGTATCGAAGGAAATTGACAAGAAATTGGGGCCAGATGAGACGAAGATAATTCGTGTATAAAAATAATTATCCAAATTAATGTTGGATAGTTAAATTATATTTAAACCAGAAATGAGGAATCAATGAAGATTAATGACCTTACAGCGAAGATTCGCACAGTACTCGGCGACGAGGAAGTTGCCAAGATTACAACCACCTTAAAAGATATTGAGGATGGTGTTTCAAAACTTTCTTACGATTTGAAAGAGGCAAACGATGACCTACACAGGGTTAATCACGAGTCTAAAACACGTAAGGAAACGCTCCGTGAAAAAGACGAATTAATTGAAACGCAGAAGGAAGAGATCGAGACGCTTAAAACAAAAGTGGACGATCCGGCAGTCAAGAAAGAACTGGAGAGCCTTCGAGCGAATGAAGCCACCCGTTTAAAAGCTCAACGTGTAACATGGGTAAGTGAGATTGACAAACTGAAAGACCATGCCGATTATGAAAAATTAAAAGGCAAATTCACGATTGAGGAAAAATGGGAGGATGTATCAGATGAGATTATCGGTGCAAATATGTCAAAACTAACGGAATATCAGGAGCTTGGCTTCTTTGCCGATCCGAAGGGTGCTAATCAACAGCGTGCTGGCGGAGACAGGAAAGAGACTAAAGACGAATTTGACAAGTTTAATAATTAGAGGTTATTATGGCTAATTCCACACTGCGAAAAGTTATAACCGCATTTGGTGTACAAGGTGAGGCTGCAATAGATCAACTGACGAAAGAGTCGGGGATTTTGCAGACTGCCGAAGCGATACCAGCGAATAAAAACATCTCGCACACTTATAAACGAGTAGACGCTTTGCCTGCGTTTGCTTTTTCTGCAATAGGCACAGGACAGGCCGACGTTACTGTGAATAGCAATATTTATCAGTCCGATCTAAAAGTCCTACGAGCAATCCAATCAGAACAGACAGACGTTGTAGATTCTTATCCCGGTGGAGCTGCACAGTTCTTCAGGGACGACATGCCAGCGTTTAACGAAGGCTACGGACAGGCTGCTTCCGATAATATCATATACGGTATCAACTCCACATTCGGCGATGCAGCTGGTATCAAAGGATTGTGGTACTATGTAAACGCTTACACAAACTACATCCGATGTACAGGTACATCTGGGTCAACCACTTCTATCTTCGCGGTCAAATA